ATCTGGTAAAGCGCGTCGTCTCGGTAGACCGAGTGGCCGAGAAGTCCGTACCACCCGATGCTGCGGTAGCGCATCAGGGAATCGACCACGGGCCCAATCACCACTCCGGGCTCAACAGCCACGGCTTCCGCCAAGGCTTGCTTGCCCACAATGAAGGTCGTGTAAACCTTGCCCGCACCGGCACCGTCAGGGGTGACAGGCACGCGGGGAGTCTCGATGAAAACGGCACCGTGCAAGACGCCAACGATTCCGTTAAGCGGCTTGTCAACGTTGCGCTCGGTGTACTTGTTGAGGTCATCGAATGAGCCTCCACCAGTTTCGGCACGAAGGTCATGAGCCACCTCGGGGTGGATCATGGCCGTGTACAGCGAGCCCTCACGGGGCACGGCATTGTTGGTTCGCAACTTTGCCACCACTTTGCGAACATCAGCAGCGGTAATCACGTCCTCGGCAGCAACTTCCCCGTTTGCCGTGGGAAGTGTTGCACCGCCACTGCCGTACAGGAGTTGAGTGCCACCCAGGAGTGTGTTACCAACTACCACATCAAGGCTGTCTGCCATGTTGTAGGCGATGATGTCGGCCACTGCTGGATCGACATCCGCGAATGCGAACTCGTTCAACTTGCGGGTCCGAAGCACGGAGCGCCCACGCTCGTTGAGCGTCACCGAAACGGTAGACACGTCGGGCATAGCCGTCGCATCCGGGTCAACGTTCTCATCCAGCGTTGCCGTCGTGGGTGCTAGATCGTTGTACAGGCTAAACACCACGGACGAGCCGGGCATTGCCTGCTGCACCGGGCGCTTGTCAGCAAGCGAACGGAGCAAGGGTTGGCTGCGGAGTTCAAACTCCACGTAGCGGTCATAGGCTGCCTTTACAAGGCCAGCCAATGCAGTTGTGTCCGTGTTCGCCACGGAACATCACCTCCAAGGTGAGTTAAATGAATGGACTAGAAAGCGGCGGGGCCGCCCTCAGAACCGAAGAGAACTTTGTTGAGTTCCTCCGGGCTGCGGGCACTCTGAATGAGTGCCGCTAGTTGGCCTGGGTCGCCGTTGAACTGGCTGCCAGACTGTTGCACCTGCCCGTTTTGTGAATACCCACTCGTGTCTATTTGTGGAGCGGAAGTTTCGGCTTCATCAGTGTCGCCTTCCACCTGTGTCGCTCCACCGAACACATCTGCGTACTCGTTGATCCACGCTGCTACGTCCTCATCGGAGGTAACGTCTTCGGGAACGAAACGGGCAATCTTCGGGTTGAGACCCTTCGCGGTGAGCACGTCTCGGACGCTGCGTTCACGAGTCTGTGTGTTAATTGCAGACAACTGCTCTTGCAGTTCTTTAATCTGCTTCTCCTTCGATCTGTTCTCCTTGCGGAGTTGACGAAGGACTGTAGACCCATCATCGTCGTAATCGTATTCGTCGTTGTCGTACTCGTTGCCAGACATGGCACTCCCTTTTTGTGTGTTTAAACGCGACCCTCAACATTCCCGCAGGGGAGCGGGGGTTGGCTGTCACTACCGGTCTTCTGACTCAGGCAGGGCCGGTCGATCTACCTGGAGTGGGGTGTGAGGCATGACCCTCGCGCCGTCATCAGCGGGCACCCCGAGAGTCGGAAGACTCTCAATTCATAGCCCTCCTAGTAGGAGGTGTTACCGCCGAGAGTTCCCTGGAAGGCACCCGACTGGCCAGAGAATCTGGCCCGTTCCTGGGATTGAAGTTTGCGAACCTTGTCACGGTTCTCCTTGTTGTAGCCGAACTCGCCCTCCACGACATCCTCATCAGTGAGGTCGTCGATTCCTTCCAGGGCAGAAAGCCGCCTAGTGGAATCAGCGAGGGCACCAGCCCTCTGGAAGGCAGGCCGGAGAGCCTGCTCATTGCCGCCAGTCATCTGCCCAATCTGCTCACTGAGAGAGCGGCCAATCGTCAACCCTGACTGCTCGGCCGTGCGGGCAGTAATACCGGCAGACACCCTCTTCTCGATGTCGCCAATGGCCGTGTCAGCGTCCAACACGTACCCGTACAGGTCACCGATACTGGCCCCGTACAGGCGCTGCATTGACTCCACGACCAGTGGGTCTGCGTTGTCCACGACGCGCTGCCCCTGCTCCAAGCGAGCATCCACCTCAGCAGCAGATACGTCTTGGGAGATCAACCCAGCCAGGTAGTCCCTGGACTGAAAGCCTGCACTCATGCCACGTATCCGCATACGTGTAGCAATCGCGTCCTCAGTGGCCAAGTACTCCGCCTCGGAAAGCATGTTCAAACCGTTCTTAGTCCGTGCCAGGTTCCCCTTGAAGCGTTCCTGATAGATCTTGTTCTCACGTAACTTCACGGCAATGACTTGAGTGTTATCTCCCCACTCTTCAATGAGACTCGCAACAGACCCCGTAAGTTCCTTGAGACCGAAACGGTCCAGTAGGTCAGACAGAAAGACAGCGGCATTCGCCTTGTCGCGGTCAGTGGGTCCACCACCGCTCCAGCCGGGGATAGCGAACTGTCTCCAGTTCCCCAACTCGTCCTTACCCCACTCGTAGCCCTCGGCGGGAGGACCGGGAGGGTTATCAGTTACCGGGTTATTCGGTGCCAGTGGGTCTCCGATACCGACGTTCACGTCATCGTCAGGCAGATTAGAGTTATCGCCACCGTCAGGTGGAGTGACGGGTGCAGGTGCAGGTGCAGGCTTAGATGTCGTCGTAGCACGCAGGGCCTCGTTCATTGCCTTACGGTCGGCTGCACCCAGGTTGCCGTCCTTATTGGCGTTCTGCCTAAGTTGCTGGATGATCTCCCGCTTCTCCGCCCGAGAAGCACCCCCAGTGGACTGAACCCGCGCGATAGCGCGCTCTAGATCTGTAGCCACCTTAAACCTCAAATCCGAAAGTCTTCAACAGATCCCTGCCCACAGTGGCGTACTGTTCGTACGCATTGTTTGTCTTCTGCCAGTCGGGATCTTCACGGATCATTTTTTCAAACTCCCAACCCGAGACGGGTCGGTTCTTCCCAGTCGCAGGGTCCACGTACTCCATGGCCTTACGGACAAGACGATGATCTAATCCGACCTCGTTCTGGTTCAACTCCAGCATTCGCGCAGTTGCGTTACGGAAGTCCAGTGAGATGTCAGTGACATCCAATCCTTCCTTGAATCGGTCAGCGTAAGCACCGTACTTAGATGAGAACACTTGCTCTCTCATGTTCTGCTTGATCTGGTCAATGGTTGTCGCACCTGATTGCAAGTCACGCAGATACTTCTGCATAGCGTTTGCTCCGACCTGGACACCGTTCGCTGCAAACCAGCGAAGCAACGTGTCCTGACTATTGCCAGCGTCACCGCCCAGTTCAGTCATCGCATACGGGTCAGTGTCAGAAGGCTTCTCTTCAACAATCAAATACTGAGACAGCCTCCGGTCAATCTCCGTCTTATCGAACTGACCAGACAGAAAACCTTCATCGGCGTACACCAGGGCGAGAGCCATCTTGCGGGCCTCTTTAGGATCAAGAGTCTTGCCCATCTTCCCCACAGCGATAGTGTTGATCTCTCGCTCCAGGTTGGCGAGGTTCTGTTTAAAGTCCTGGTTATTCTCCCGGTAGCGGGCAAGGTCGGCACTGATCTCAGAGGACGGGCGCTGCCCGAACTCTGTATCGTCGAGAAGTTTCTTAAACTCCCGGTAGATCTCACGCTCGTCGATCCGTCCTTTAGCGAGACGGTTACCCAACTTCTTGATGATGTCTTTGATCTCCGGGTGCATCCGTATCAGTCGGACAGCGAAACCTGCCTCTTCCAACACGTCACGCACTGAGTCAATGTTGTCAGCCACGTCCTTCTTGGCGTTTCCCTTTTCATCCTTGGCTTCAGCCATTGAAGACGCCCTTCTCATTCAAGTATTGCTGGAACATGCCAACCATTTGGCCGCCCACCTGAAACTCCGCGAAGTCGTCGTTCTTCCGCAGTTGGTCAGCCAAGACCTGCTCCCGACCAGCCGAACTCATGCCCGACTGTTGGACGACACTGCCGCCCTCCATAGACACCACTGTCGGGTTGGCGCGCTCCGCCGCGTTCAAGGCAGAAAAGTACTGCTCAAACTCTTTATCGTTGACTGTTCGACCGACCATCTGTAGGGCCAGGGTGTCGATAACCGACCGGGCATCTTCACGGTTCGATAACACGATGGTGGAGTTAGATCCACCACCACCACCACCGTAACTACCAGAACCACTACCCGATCCATCGTCAGCCAACGTGGCTGCACCACGACTCAGGTCACTCATCAACAGTTCAAAGGGCGAGATCCTAGCCCCATCAGTGCTGGCATAGGCAGACAGTTCTACATAGTCTGCGTACAGGGAGTGGCCACTACGGCCCAGTTCAGCACCAGCCCGTTCCCACAACTTCTGCTCACCCAGCGACTGCTGGCGGTAAAAGCCAATAGTTCCCGCCTGAGACTTAGACACCTGATCGTAGGTGTAGTACTCGTACGAGAAGACGCCCTGCCCGCCAGTGCGGGGCATCGTTTTCAGTACCTCAGAGTACGGCGAGGCTACAGATGACAGGCCCTGCCCACGGACCTCGTACGCCGTGGGCGCGGAACGCTGGTTCTCAAAAGACAGGGCGTTGGTGTAGGAGTCCTTCAAGCCTCCAAGGCCACCACCACCTGACACGTTCTGCGTACCACTGTAAGTGCCGCTGGGGACTCTCCCCGTCATATTTGTTTGACCAGCCGCTCTAGCGGCATCCATCCGTGCCTGTCGTGCGATTTGATCCGCCGTGAAGTTGGCCATAGATCCCTACTTTCCAGGTAGTTGCCAGCCCTGAGATAGAGCGCTAGTCATAATTTCCAAGATGCGCTCCCATTGGTCATTCCCAGGGAACCTCTGCAACTCTGTTGTCAATGCGCCATCCCATGCTTCTTTAAGAGTGGCGCGTTCAGCGTCATAGTTCGGGTTGGCGCTTTGATTGATTACCAGTTGATCTAGTTCGCTTTTGGCCCACGCATATCCCTCATATGCCCGCAGCACTTCCGGCCCCAGGCCGTTCCCGTCAGTCCCGATTGCTTCCGCTACCGTGCGAATCTCTTCCACACGGTCAGCCCAGTACTCAGGCTGTTCGCGTTCATTGACGTAAAGGCGAGTGGACAGGCCATTCATGTCTGCGCGAGTACGCCATGACGCCAACGTGGCGTCCATGGATGACTGGCGAATCTTCCGCTGCTCCTCAGTGGGAGCGGCATCAACATCCGCCTGCATGTACCGCCTACCCAACTGGTAGTCGATGCGGGCTTCCTGGGTTGCCAGATCTTTCACCTGATCAATGAGCGTCTTAGGTGTGCGAACGTCAAACATGTTCAACACACGCATAGACTTCGTGGTGACTTCACCAGTGTTCGGTCCAAAAATGGACACGCCAATCGGGTACTCGGTCATCAGGTCGCTGTGACGAATAGCGAACTCTGCGTTACCCTCCAGCGGCTCCATGTAGCCCATCTCCGCAGCCTCTGAGCGAGACAAGGAGTAAATGCCGAGACCTGGGTTTTCCGAAGTCCATTTTTCTATCCACTTCCAGTACCCGTCTATGCCGTCCTCGGATTCCATGGCTTGCTTCATTCCTTTAAGGAATGAGGGGCGCATGCCCGTGGAACCCAAGTCCCGGCCCAACTTGGAAACAGTGTCTTCCATTAATTGAGGTGCGGATGGGGCGAAAAGTCCCGTGACTATCATTCCAAAAACAACGGCAAGAGAAGTACTACGAAGTTCGTTGGCGTATGCCTCCGCCTTCACGGGGTCCTTGGAGTCAGCCATGCTGAGTCCTCGCCCCTGTGCCTGCATCATCATCGCGGCCTTCATGGTCGCGTTGTATGACAGAGTCCCGGGAAGTTCTATGCCAAGGGCCGCAGGTAGCAGGCCAAGGAACGCCTTGTCGATAATCGGCGGTAAGGCACCAGGAAGGCCCTCAATAACCTCACCAAGAATGCCGTCCAATGGACCGTCAAGGTTCAGATCCTTATCTGCACCGATGGCACCGAACAGTTGGCGATCGATATCGCCAAAGATGTCATCGGGTCCACCGATTGCCCGAAGGACCGGACGGTAAACAATTGACGCCCACGGTGATGCCAAGGTAGGCATCCACGAGTCGGGGTCGGCAGATGGCGACAGCCACTGCACTTTGCCACCGATCATGAACCCGGCAGTGCTGCCGAACATCGGCAGCCACCGCGATAAGAACTCCAGTCCAGCGGCTGAACCGGGGTACACGAAGTAGTCCTGACCGTATTCGTCCGTGTGGCTGAAGCCGGATTCATTAGTCGCCTCCCAGATAAGTGAGGCCCGCCAGAACGCTATGGGGTCATTCTTGGCCACCCGATACATGCGGCGACCAAAGTCCTCAATGGCCCGATAGAACCGGGCGACGTTTCGGACACGGTACGCAGCACGTGACCTAACCGCTGGATTATCGACGTATGACATTGTGAGTGCGTAAGCACGTTCGCTGGACTGCTTTGATGCCCAGGAACGTGCAGCATCTTCACCGAACTGTTTCGCATAGACCTCTTCCAAAGCACGGAACGTTTTACGTGATTCAAGGTAGTTCGCTTTAAAGATCGGTTCACGAGTCATGCGAGCCAAGGACCGACCCATGGCTGACCAGCCCTTGTCGATAAGTGCGTTAACACTGCCCATGTCGGCTGGAACAAGAAACGACTCGCCTGACACTGCCACAGTGTGATACGGAGGTTTAAACGTCCCTGAAAGAAAGTCCTCCATTGCAACCACTGGTTCACCAGTGACTTCATCAATGATGGAGTATCCCCTCTTCTCTGGGTTCCAGAGGGCGTCCAGCAACTCCTTGTTGAACTTACCCTCTGGGGTAGTGAAAGTCCCTGAAGCATCCTTGAAGCCTTTCTGCACAAACAGACGCTCATCAGCCGGTTCGTACAGACGAAAACGTTCCCGGTACACGGGCCACATCTCGTGGCTCTTAATGTAGTTAAGAACCTCATCTTCGATCTTCCGCATATTTGCGGCATCAGATGAGCCTCTACGGTTCTCCGCAGCCCACCAGCGTTCCAGTCGCTGCAAGATTGCCTGGCCCCTGGGGCCATCGGACGTGACGTTGTGCAGGGCGCGAACAGCACCCTCCGCCTGGGGTGGTGTGACCCTGCCGACTACGGTTCGCTCGGACACGTACTGGGCTGTCTGGTCAACCCTGACACGCCGGTACCACTTGCCACCAACCTTAACCAAAGGTTGAAGATCTCCGTCTGCTGGCATGAGACTGTCAGCCAAGTGCCGTGACGTTTCCGCAGCCTTCTGCTCGTACGCTTCGCCCGTCGTAGACTTAAGCAAATCGTCCATGTCTCTCAGGATCTCCTGTTGACGCGGGCTCAAGTCTTCAATCTCAGCACCGCGACGTAAACGCACAGCGATACCGCGAGCCTCTGGGTCTTTAACCAGAAGTAGACGTTGACGTGCCAATGCCTTCATCTGCAAAGCCACCACGCCGTCGCGGCCAAGTTTTGCAGCCGCAGCCCGCTCAGCGGGTGAGGTCATGGGCATGAAGATGGCTGCCGCTAGGCGTGCCCGCAGAGTGTTCTCCCTGCCAGCCAGGCCAGCATTGTTTGACAACTTAACCGCAAGAGTCATCCGTGCCGTGTTGACGATACCTAACTTCCGTGGCTTCAGCCCCGCCCTCTCCAGTTTGGCTAGACGCTCCGCAGCCCTCGCCTCAACGTTCTCGGCAGCGTCAATGACCGATTGATCAGTGGCCCTCTTTCGAACGTCGTCGGCTTTCTTCGTGGCCGCTTCCAGTTCACCCTTGGCTTTCTGAACATCCTGATCAAAGCGTGCTGTCGCGCTACGCACAATGGTGGAGATACGGCGGCCCTCGGAGAATGCACCCATCTTTCCGCCAGTGATGACATAGAGAACCATGTCCTCAAGTCCGTTACGTAACTGAAACCGTGGCCCCGCAAGGGTGCCAAACGTCCACAGGTCTGTGACAGTCTGACCAACACGGTTATTGACCAGCAGCGCGTTCATGTACGAACGTCGTGCGGCGAAGTTATCCAAGGCACCGAAATTAGGCATGGCCAGGGCATCATTGGTTTGCGACAACCAGACAGCACCCTGACGGGTACTGCCACCCACGTTCACTTCACCAGGGTTGGAAAGGTTAGCCTCATCCATCCAAGACTGCTTGGCTATCTTCACCTGTCTTTTCATGTCTGCCCGCAGCCCTTTCGCCACCGGCTTCCATGCGTCTTGCGCTTTCTCTACGGCCCGCTCTTGGGCCGCCCTTGCCAATAAAGGTGCATTCGCTGAGTTCAAGCGATCCAGTTCCAGGCGTGCCGCAACAAGGTCCTGGTACACGGGATGCTCGGAAATGGCAGCATCTAGGATCAGTTGTCCTTGCGCGTCCGCGTCGCGCATTGCGCCACCGAAACGATCGTACTGATCCGCTGCGTACCGCTCGTTCATTCGAGTGCCGGAGACACCCTTGAGTAGTTCATCAAACTTTGTCGCCCCAGTGGAATCCAGCAACACCCGGTCAAGGCCGGAGGCTCGACCGTAAGTGCGAACCATTCCAGCGAAAGCCAGTTCGCGTTGAGCCTGATTCATCTTCGCCCACTCGGCGCGGAACATGGAGGCCATGGGCCGGTTCACGCCCGCAAGGCGCATCATCTGATAGATCTTGCCAGCGTCCCTGGCATCGAGAGTGACAATACCGCCACGAGTGTCAGGCATCCGTGCCCACACTGCCGCGAAGCGGTCAGCGGCACGAGACAGTGCCAAGGATGCGTCATCACCACGGAGCACACCTTTCTTAGCCCACCCTGACCGGGATACGCCAAGGGCATTGCGCCACTTGGTTGCACGCTCGCCGTTCCCAGACAGCACGGAATCCAGTGCCTGCCCTGCCACGGTGCGCTTCGGGGCACCGGCAGCATCAACAGACCAGTCACCCACCTCGCGGGCCAGACGGTCTACGAGGGCGTCATCAGCCATCACGGAGGCGAGGCGAGTTGACCGTTCACTGGAAGTCAAGGTCACCCAGTCCGAACCCAGCACGTCATCCAGCACAGGAGTGGATCGTGCCAGATATTTGGTTATGTCAGCAGCGCCACGGACCTGACCAATGGTCTGCTTGAGCACCGTCGTTGCCGCACTCTGGTGAGGAACGTAGACACGGTTAGTGCGCTTAGCGACCTGTGCTTGTGCCTGGCTCGCCGCAGCCGCAATAGCGTCCTCGGCGGTAGACGGCACCTGCCCTGACCGCTGACTACGCTTACCACGGCCCTCGCGGTTACCTGTCCCCTTCTTGCCACGGGCACCGTAGCCTTCAGGCTTCGGGCGCATCTTTGATGCTTTACCGGCAGCGATCTTCTCCACAGACTCCATGGACATGTAGAAGTCTCGCGCCGAATCGGCGTCAAAGATCCCGTGCTTTGTGAACAGTCGAATAGTCTCATCGTTCGCGTACTTCTTCGACTGGCTTACAAGAGTGGTGTACTTGCGACCGTAGGCAACGGTGTCACCGGCATCGTCCAAAGCCTTCAAGGTTTGAAGTTCTTTACCGAACCAGTTGTACCAGTTCTGGACCTTCGCTCGTGTAAACGCCTTCTCCACGTTCACCGTCTTACCGAGAAGCCAGAAACCGTACTTGGCTCCCTTGAGTGCGACACCGGCACCAAACGCAGCATTGAGAGGGTCCAACGTCAGCATTGCCGTCGTGTTCGTAACGTCACGAATACCAGTAGCCCACGCAGAAGTGGGGTCAATGAATGGCATGGCCCGAACGAGGGCATTGCCCGGATTGCCTTGGTCCGCGAAGGCAATCTTCGTGTACAGGTCAGAGTAGGATGTGTTGCCGCCAATGGAGGCGTCCATCATCCCCTGCTGGATTAGACTCCAAGCCTCGGGATTGTTCTCATACTTGGCGAAAGTCTTCTCAAGCAGGTCATCATCGCCCCTGGCGTAGCCTTCGTAAACATCGGCCAGTACGTCTACAGCGAAGTCACCGTACTCGTTGCGAAGGTCAGACATTTCTGCCTGGTTCAGTGTGCCCTTGTCTGCCTCACCGTAAGACCCATCCACGAGTGTAGAGAGAGGCGCTGCCGGGGAGAGACCTAGCAGAGTGTTGCCGATTCCGCCAGCGAAGTCACCGTTCCCGAAGTCGCTGAATGCCTCCATCTGCCGGTTAGCCATTGCCGTAGCGAACTGCACCATCGTGTCGTTGCCGAGCATGAGAAAGTTGAACACTGGGGCAGCCAGCGTGCCAAGCATGGCAATGCCCTGTGAAGTCCAGTTCTCTCCATTGTCATCCGCTTCAGATCCACTGTTCAAAATGTCCTGAAAGAACATTGCCACCACGCCCTGATCACCTTCATCCTCAACGGAAGCGATGATCTGGCGTGCAGCAAGGAAGCCTTGCTGTGATCCTTTCGAGGCAGCGACACGAGTGAAAGCAACCTCAGCAACATTCTTCGCCGCCAGGATACGGGCGACGGAACCCATTTCACTCGGAGCCAGGCCGGAAACAGCGGCCTTGGCGAGGATAGCCGGGTTCAACTCGGCCAGACTGGCCGCATACTCTTCGGCATCCATCGAGCCATGACGCGCAATCATGTCCGAATTGATACGGGCAGCGTCCTTGTTTGCTACCGAATCCTTGAAAACAATCCCGAAAGTGTTACCGCTGTTGAGCGTTCCTACGAGGGTGCGCTCTTTATCTGTCATCAAGTCGGGAGCATTGGCCCAGTATTCGCCATCATTTGTGACGACCGAACGGCCATCCTTCAATCCCTGAATGAACTCAGGAAAAGAGGAGAACGAGTCGGGGGAGTAGGCTGCTCCACGTCGAGTCTCGTCATAGTTCATTGGGCCGACAGGCCGATTGGCGTAGAACTGTTGGACCAGTTGAGCCTGACGTTCCTGAGAGTCCTGATATTCCTGAAAAGTAGTTGCAGGAGCGGTGCGCTCAAAGGCACGACGACGCCCCATCGGGGCATCCGTGTCAGCGTAAGGAGAGTCCACCACCTCGTTTGGGGACATCGGCTCCGGGTAACGGATCGTGTTAGTGGGTGTCTCCGCAGCGCCAGGGTTCTTCCGAGACGGGCGAGCATTGATGCTACCGACGTTACCTAGATAGTTTGTGTTATCGGTCTGATCATTGTTCTCGGGAGAAGCCATGAGGGTTAGAGACCTTTCGATGTAAGGAGGTTGGCGATGTACTCCAACTCCCCGGTCTCATCACCTGCCGTCGCAATCCGGTTAAACAGTTGCGCGACACGAGACGGGGGAGCGGATAAGTCCTGGCCAGGGCCAGGGCCGAAAGCGGCACCAGCCGTTACTGGCTCAGCGGGTCGTTCAGAAGGCGCGCTCAATGGTGTGAATGCGACAGGTTTGCGAGGCTCAGTCCCAGAGGAGTTCATCGGTGCACCCGACTGAATATCCCTAAAGTCTTTTCTCCCCCCGTACTCGAAGCCACCCACATCCTGCACGGACTGACCGTCAATAGGTCCACCATCCGTGCGCTTAGACATTGATCCGGGGCCACTCACCGGGGAGGGTCGGCCAGGTTTCCGATATCCGCCATGTCCATTGGCCATTACTCGCCCCCCCACTCATCCCCGGAGTGGTTCTCCTCGTTGTCACCAGAGCATTCGTCACATTCGCACTCCTCATCACCAGACCCACTGAGCAGCGACTGCAAGGCTGACAGTGACGTATCCAATCTGTCGATTTCGTCATCGTCGGGAACAGCCTCATATTCGGACGTGTCTTTCAGTAACTGTTTCCATCCACGATTCGCCTGAAGCATGATGTCGTTCATTGAGTCAGGCGAGTAAGGCATACCGGCTGCATGTATCGACAACTGAATACCTTGCCACTTGATTTGAAGAGCGATAGCAGTGTCTTGTTCAGCCATGGCATGTCCTTAACTAGATGGGCAGGCGCCGAGTCACCCCGGCCTGTAAATTGGGGCGACCGCTACCCGACAGGGACGCTAAAAGCGTCTGCATGTCGGGGCGACCACCAGGAGCCATTCCGGCCTGACCGGATGCCACCCCTTGCATGAGGCCCGTTCCGTCGTTTAAACCAGACAGAGCAGCGCCCTCCGGGGACATACCTTCTTCTAGGGAGCCTTCTAGACCAGGCTCGGCACCAGGAGGTTCCGCGCCGGAGGGCGCTGCTGGCTCTTCAGGAGCGAAGGCTTCCGCCACCACATCCTCAATAGATCGGCCTTTCTGCCGACCAATAATGATCTGCGAAAGCCGAGAAAGAATGTCGCCCGGATCTTGACCGGCCTGTGCGAGAACCGGGATGGCTTGGGCGTAGCCTGCCACCGCCTGCTTCAACGCATCACGCATCTCCTCGATGTCAACCTTCGACTCTTCCTCCATTGCGTCAAGAGCGAATGGCATCTGAGAGCGGAGGAAGTCACGGGAAATCAGTTTGTCGCCACGTGCCTGCAACCCGAACACGAGCGCACGGTTAGGGTCCAGCCCAGCCATCAGTCCGTACTGCACGTCACACGTGTAGTCGCCCTTGATGTCCTTCATGGGGCGGTAACGGATCTCATACGGGGTTCCGTTCGCGTTACCGCGAACAGTCTTGGATTCCTCACCCCACACCAACTCATCCACCATCAACGCTTTACGTACAAGGTTGGCGAATCCGGTAGCAAACATGGCCTGAGCGGTACGTACCTGAGTGTCGAAGCCACTCATCAACGCCTGTACGCCACGGCCAGTGACGACTGACCCGTCGATGTTTCCGCCACGAGCCTCCGGGTAACGTGAACCGTTACGCAATTCGGCATCAAGGATTCCCTGCTGCGCGAATGCTGACTGTGGCACCTCAATAGGCACACGACGTACCTGCTGGCCATTCGATGTACGAATGACAGCATCAGGACCGAGCGCTAGTTCCTGAGCGTCTGGCGGTAGAACGATAGGAGCCTGTACTGCTTTCTGCGCCGCCTCAAGTGACAGCAGCGCGAAACGGGCCTTAGCCACCTGTACAGCCAGAACGTCATCGAACTGTCCGTGAGACTCGTCATCGACTCCAGGACGTTGAATCCATTCGGCAAGACATTCGCCAATAGGATTCGGGATAGATGAAAGGATGGCCCCTTCACGACCGGGGAGGAAGATCACATCCTCCAATGCGCTGTGGTAGCGCAACACTTCAACAAGATCGGAACCTGACCCTGGGACACTCTTCTGAAAGAGAGATATTTTGTCCGGGTAGGAGGCGATTAATTCGTCGCGGGTTTTAAAGAATGAGAAAAATACTGCCGACAGGCATCCCCATCGGTCAAAGATGGGGTAGGCGCCCCGTGAGTCTAGGAAGTGAATACGGGGGAGTCGCGCGTCATCGTCAATCTCTACCATTCCGATGGTGAAACCGTACGTAACATAGCGATCAGCAGCCGTATACATCTGACGCTGGACATCAGAGTGAAGTATGTAGCCGTTGACGATCTTTGTGCGCTTCTCCGCGAAGTCGCGGGCAGAGTCAGAGACGCTGGAAGACGAAGAACAGTTGAAAGACGGAAGAGGCGCAATAACTTCGGACAGGTCGCGTGCCGCAATGTCCACCATGTTACCGACGATGCCCGAGTCGAACGGCCCTTCAGGGAACAGGGCGGGAAATACGTCGCGCATACGGCCCTGGCGTACAGCCAGAACCTTGTTCATGCGGCCATCTCTAGCCGAATACTTAGTTTTCGTTCGCTCCCATAGGGAGCGCAGTTCCTTCAACTCGATTGGATTCATGCCAGCCTTCCAGTAACGGGCATGAGCGCCCCATTCATTTCTAGTTCAGTCAGATTCACGCTGGTCTGCTGCGCCCGATCCCATTCCGTAAGGAACGGGTTCACTGCATGTGTGCGACCAAACGTGCTGTGCGCGATCACGCGGTCCCTGCACGCCAACTCCGCGAACCACATCGCCATAACGCAGTCAGTCTTTTGGGTCTTCGATATACTTGGACCCCACGTGACCAACTGCTCGACCAGAGCCTTCACACCTTCAGAGAACTGGGTGGAAGGAAGTTCAAGCAACTGAGTGCCAGATTCATATCCACTCAACAGCATTGTCATAGATGCGACACCGAAGTCGGCATCATGCTTGTTGTTTCCAGTGAAGTGGCCCTGGATGCGTACACCTCGCGTAGCGAGGTACTGGTTAACGTCAGCGTCATGAACCAAGAAGCCCTGAAAACCATTCTTCTCGATACGCCACTCAGCGATCCCGTAATGATCAGTCCACTCTTTGATCAAGTCACGGATCTCATCGGGCCTAGCACCAGCCTTATTGAACACATTCAACACGTGTCGTTTCTGGTTCATTGGGTCTAGTGCCAAAACCACGGCAGCGGTATGCCCAGACGTTGCCGGGTCAAGACCAGCCACCACCACAGTGCCTTCCATTCCGCGCCCCTTGCGTACCGGGTTCACGTTCGAGGGCATCAGTCCAGTTGTTCGTGCGCCATTGATGCACGCCGCCACGGCGGCGGGCTGAAAAATGGCTTCCTCGTTGACCTGGGATTGCATGTAGACCATTGACCAAGTACGGGCAGCCATACGATTACGTTTCTTACTTAACCGTTCGCCATTCCATTTGACATACAGGCCGTCTTCGTCAGGAACAGTGTCGTCCCCTTTAGCGCCAATCTCCATCGTGTTAGATGCAGGCCACAACGTGACCCAATCCTCGGCCTTGTCGTGGAACTCCAGGACTGCTGGCATGGCCAGGTATGACCACGGTGACTCCTCATCGGGATACCGATCAGGATTCTGCAACTCCAGGTACAGATCCTTGGACGCTAACCGCGTCCCCACCACGAGCAAACTCCCCGAGGGGGAGAGACGTGAGATCACCTCCGACTGAATCCACTCAATCTGCTTCTCGTAGTCATGCGCGTTCGTTCCATCAATCACGTCATCGAGGATGATGAGGTCAGCACGGGCACCATAAATATGTCCACGGATGCCAAGGGCTTGAACGGTGGGGTCTTTCTCCCCGGAGTCCCTGGCCTCACCTGAGACGTAAATGATGTCCTGGGTCCAGGAGGCGGAGCCGGAGGCGTAGCCGTTAGGGGGACCGAACGTGCGCTGCATCTTGGAATAGCGGTCGTGGGTCAGACGGTCCTTGATACCGAAAAGGAACTTCCGGGCCATCGTCTGTGTCTTGGAGACGATCATCACCCGGATATTCGGATCTTTGGCGATCCGGTAGGCCACATAGTTCATGGTGATCGAACTGGACTTACCGTGCTCGGGGGGCATGTTACATATCACGAGATCTTTCTCGCCCCGGCGGTACGTCATCGAGTCATGCAGCCAGGAAGGCTCCTGGCCCTCAATCATGTCCACGACGTTCATCATGTGGGGGAAGACCCGATGGCCGAGATATGTCTCAGAGAACTCGGGAAACGCAATATCTGTGACTTTCTCGTGCTGCCATTCGTCCAGGCGCACGCTGCGGGCGCGGTCCATCTGAATGCAGAAGTCAGGGTCAGTGGCACGCCACGACTCATACGACTTAATCGAACGCCCAATAATTGAGACGGCATTCTTAACCGTGTGGCCCTGGGCCACCAGTTCCACCATGCGTTTCTTCGACTCAGCCACTGGACGCCTAGGGTCGCTCGCGGTCTTACCTTGAGCCATGAGCCGACCTTCCTATAAGTGACGCTAGGGGGTGCCTACCACTTGACTTTGTTCGCCCAGTAGGCGGCAGACATTTTTCCTTTGGCGATGTTCTTGGCGTGACGCGCCTTAAAGGCGGATTGACGCTTCGACGGCTGGCGGTCACCAGTCACGCCCTGCTGCCCAAATCGGATCGTCTTCACCTGCTCCCCGTCCTTGGCCACCACTACATGAGACTTCGTAGGATGCTTGGGGGTTCGCTTGGGCTTGTTGTATCCGTCAACCCCGGCCCGCTCTAATCGTGGATCTTTGTCTTTAGGCATGAGTAACATCTCCGTGGTGGTGGTGGTGGTAGTTCCCCCCTAATAGGTGGTTTCACCACCACCCCCCTCCATGGGTTCCCTTCTGGGAACCGGAGAGAGAGCGAAGCGAACGCGGAGGGTAAGGTATTCCGAACGCGGTTGACGAAGCCCCAGGGCGTAGTCGAACGAGGTTGTTTCATAGCCTTTAGTAGGAGACCCCTCAATGGGGTCTCTATAGGGGCTCAGCCCCCCCAAGGGGCTTAAGCCCCATCTAGGTACTTGACTTAAGATCTATCTCGCTAGGGAAGCCCTCAAGGGGCTTCCTGATCCCGGCTTTAGCCGGGGCTGGAGTCGCCGCTCTTTAAGGAGGCGGCTCCTAGTACCTAAAAGAAAAAGGCTCTCACTGTATATAAGCCTGGAAATAAGCACTATCGGACACTCCGAAAGTAAAAATCTCCAAAGTTGTCCGTTTTGGGGGGATATAGAGCCTCTTTCTCAGGGAAATCTGAGACTCCTGTTACTTATCCGTCACATTGTAGGAGGGGTCCAAAGGTCCACCTTCCACAGAATTAAAAGGTGATATATGTATATATAGACGACGAGTGTTAAGCAATGATGGGGTCAAGATCCATGCGCGATCGATCGTCTGAGGCCACCCCCGACCCCCTCCGTTGGCACATGTGTTCGATAGTCCACCCCCCGGGGAGGGTCTCCCGTGCATTCGACCGAGCCGTACCCCCCGGGGTATATAGATCGGCAGAAGTCCGGGCGGTTGGACTATCACATATATAGAGAGACATGTATATAGACAGGCATCGATGTCACCTCCACTGACAGGAAGACAGGCCGACAGGCCGACAGGTGACGGAAGATAGGAAGGCAGGAAGGCAGGCTAGAAGACAGGTCGGCTAGACATCTCTTCGATGTCTGGCCTAGGCCTCTCATCGGAGATGAGGGACCGCATAGGTGACAGGCCACGAGATACCCCTGGGGGTATAAACAGACACACTGTGACACGCCGATTCCCTCTAAGAAATTCGGACATATCGGAAGACTTTCGGATCTGACTTGTAACACCTACCGTTCTCGGGTATTGTCTTACTTGTCAGCACCGCTTGGGAAGTCCGAAGGCCGCAAGGCACGCGGAATCCCAGGCCGTGAACCAGGACACCGGCCCAGCAGAATAGGGGTCGATGATAAACAGAGGCACAACGCACTCCCGACCGACACCCCGCATGGCGGGGGCGGACACGGCGAGCCCGCCACCTTAGGGAAGAGCGGCCCGGTAGGGGAGTGACGCGCAAGCACGGTCTAGCACCCGTGCCTTGCGATGGTCACACGGATAACCCGCGTGTCTTTCGTGAGAGAGAGAGAGAGAGAACATGAGCAACAATCGATACATAACCGGCCCGACCGATGATGGCGGCTATTCCATGTGGTGCCTAGAGATTCAACCGGGCACCGTTCACGCGGTTGTCCGGTGTTCCGGTACCGCGGTTGGCACGCTCCCGATTAGCGAAGGCGATACAGACGAACACCTGACCCGGATGCTAGGACAATTCGCCCTACTACTTGAGCAGGTGACGGCATGAAACTAGCGACAAGGTACGAGACGCGGGAAGCCTGGCTAATGGAAGCGGTCGCGCAACTAGGCGACGTGCTCACAGAGATTACGGGCAAGCCGCTCCCTCCCGTGAGGGTGTCGGTCGGCTGGCCGGGTGGGCGGGGTGACCGGTCGTCAGTAATCGGTCAGTGTTGGCATAAGGCAGCAGCCGATGATGATCACTTCCATATTTTCATCAGCCCCACACAAGACAACGCGGCGAGAGTGCTAGACATTCTGGCCCATGAGATGATCCACGCCTACGACGAAAATACGTCGGGGCATAAGGGTCTGTTTAAGGACTGGGCGCTAGCGTTCGGACTGGCTGGCAAAATGACGGCCACTGTGGCCGGTGACGATCTAGCCCGTGACCTGGCCGATTTTGTAACACACACCTTGGGCGAATATCCGCACGGTGCGCTCGGTGGCGGTGGCTTCGGGGGCAAGGTCCCGACGCCTAACCCCGGAGCGCCCGGTGGCGGTGGCACGTCGCACCCCAAGCAGACAACGCGGATGCTCAAGGCCGTGTGTGCTTGTGACCCGACTGACCCCTACGTGGTGCGGCTGAGCCGCAAGCAAGCGGAGCGGGGCGCGCCACGGTGCGGGGTATGTGCCGAACCGATGACCGTTCAGGGCCTATAGCGAACACGTTGCATCGGGCACGTTTAAACACGTGCCCGGTGTTGCATGTCCGACCGGGCAAGCAACGACTAGAGAGAGAGAACATCATGAGCAGATTCAACCCCTACTTCTACGCTGGAAATTTCGGCAAGTTGGCCGACGAGTACGCGCTGGAGGCGCTGGAGCATGGCGAACTAGATAGCGCCAACATCGAGGAATGGGCGTACGAAACCGCTCACGGTCTAGATGGTGTCATCTACTACTACCAAGCCCTGTCCCTATTCACCGCTGGCTACTTCGACAACGTAGACGACGAGCACGCTCGCTATGCGGCAGGAAACACAACAGACGGTGTCCAACTAATGATCTTAAATCTGTGCTGTGCGCTCTCGTACTCATGGCACCACGACCGCTTGCACGAGGCGGCTACGAAGATTATCGCCAACCGCGACTACTCGGCGGCCATGAAGATCATCGACGCCGCCCACAACTAGCGCACTGGCTATGGATAGTCGGGCACGTTTAAACACGTGCCCGGCTACCTGTCGCCAGACAGGTACACACAATAGAGAGAGAGAACACAATGAGCCTGCAACCTTACGACGTAATGGGCTACACCTACGAGGCCGACTACCATTGCGCACCCTGCACACTTGCCCGCTTCCCTAACGGTGAGGGCGTAGACAGGGAGGGTAACGACGTGCACCCGATGTTTCGCGAGGATGTAAGCGAGATGGCCTACGAGGTCAGGAACATCGAGCGGGAGACCTGGACAGGGGTCACGTGCGGTTCATGTCATTCACAGTTTGCCATCTAGTAGCGGATAGTCGGGCATGTTTAAACACGTGCCCGGCTACCTGCAACTAAGCAGGCACACACAGAGAGAGAGAGAACATCATGGGATGGACTGTATATACCAACGGAGAGACTGCCGAGCAGGCTATCGAGCACGAGATGAGTGGATGTGAGGTACTTGCTAAGTCTGGGAAGTGGAGACTGTGGCGCAACCCTGACGGTTATGTCGGGCTAACTCTGTTCCTCACAGAACGTCACGCTGGAGAGATAGCGGTAAAGGATGTTAGCGCCACGTCTGGCCCGCACGACGTGCCAACTCGTGCCATGCTCTGCAAGTACCTAGCACTAACGAGCAGGCGCGAGCGCAACGAGTACGAGTCCGAGTGGTTGAACAAGTGCGCCACAGTGCTAAACCGTAGGGACGCGACGAAGAAACTTCAGCCCGGTGATTCAATCCGACTAGAAAGCCCGCTGCCGTTCAGTGACGGAGTGCAAGAAGATGGTTTCTACTGGGCGGGCAAGTACCTTGCGCGTCGCAACTGCGACGCCATGATAGTGAGACTCCCGAAGAACTGGCGGTCACGAGTCGTCGCTATCAACGAGCCCTAATTCCTGATCATGGATAGTGATGCACGTTTAAACACGCGCATTGCTACCTGTCATCAGGCAGGACTGAGAGAGAGAGAGCATGTTATGTATGGAGAGCGACTGACCTTCCAAGACTTCGTAGACCGTAGCCGTGAAGACATTATTGATGAGTGGTTGCACGGGTATGTAACCGTGGAAGACCTTGAACACTCGCTCGACTCGGGAGAGTGGATAGATGCAGCCTCTGAATGGGCTGAATCACAGAGCGAGTACGTTTACACACACGCACACCATGTGTTGTTAGCGGCTGGTGTGCTGGATGATTACCTAGTAGAGGCATCCGAATTGATGGACGGTACTGGGATGGATGACGCGCTACAGGTCATGCAAAGATTGCTAGCCATTGCGGTGATCCGAATGCTAGAAAGTGCTGTGGCGCAGTCGATCTGGGATGCGATTGACTTCCTTAAAGTGACACAGGCTGCCGGGTGAGTGAGTCTGACAACGGATAGTGGAGCACGTGTTTAAACACACGTGCCCTGCTACCTGTCAATCAGGCAGGAATACACAAACAGAGAGAGAGAGAGCAATGAGTACACGAAGCGTCGTAGCAATCCCGAGAGGTACGGGATGGATAGGAACTTACGTTCATTTTGACGGTTATCCTCAGCACATGATGCCCGCACTCACCGCAATGATTGAGCGGGATGGTATTGACACCGTGATCGACACGCTGATCATCCCTGGAGGGTGGTCTCTGCTTAACCCCAACGCAGACGGTAGCCCTGCCCCGCTGGGAGCCGAGCGAGCAAGGGGAGTGGTTGGCTATGGCGTCGCCTATGCCGACGACATGGCACCGTCTTTCTTTACGTCAGATGATGACCTGTGGATGATTGAGCACGTGTACTTGCTGGACGCGAGCGCCAACTCAGTGCGGGAGGTAACACAATGAGCAAGCGATACCGGGCAGCAATCCATCCCGACGGTACACGCAGTGTGCGGGGGACCGAACGTGAAAGGGTGTACTCCTGGGCGGTGGTCCGAGAGTTGCCCGAGGGCGCGACCTACGACCGCTACAACGGCTACGGGTACGACGCGGCCCCGCTGCAACGGTACGAGGTGGTGTCCTGGCGATCTGATCGTGAGAGCGCCCAGAAATACGCTGACAAGATGCCAAACCAGTATCTTGGCAACGACGCTGTTTACACAGTTGTACCTACCGAGGAGGTGAAGGCATGAGTATGTGTGAAGACTACCCAGCATGCGGCCACACTGATGGCCTGGGCTGCGACTACAACCCTGGCGATTACTACTGGCGCAAGGTTCTATCGCCGAACTACGACCCCTACTATGATGAGCAGCAGTATTGATCGTTAAGTGTGTAAACACTTCCCCTGGCTGGAAGGCCCCGAGGTTCGAGCCCTCGGCAGGGACACGCCCGGCGCGGTTGACTCTCTCTCCCGTGCCGGGCCCTTTTTCATGCTAAAGTAACATCAACCGAGCAACACCTACCCCCCAAGGAGAACACGATGGACCCGCTACGGAAAGCACAGGACCTATTAGATCCGTGGGATCTTTTTGCACCGATCATTGACGAAGTGAAGAGATCCGCCGACGCACTGGACTATACGGCTGTGAAGAAGGCAGCGAGCAACCTTCTCAACACGCTAGTGATGAAGGAGCGGATGCCTGGTGTGGGGGAGGCTGCGTCGGAGTTGTTTGCCGCAGCGGCCTGGGATGCATCACGCTTGCTGGACTTCCTGACTGCTAACGGGCCACTGAGAGCAGTCGAAAGCGCAGTCGAGGGGATCAACTACTTGATCATGCTGGCCGAGCGCGAGGAGCAGAACCATGGACTATAGTAACATACACCTGATGGATGTTTACACAGACGAGGCTGTTCATGCCCTGACGATGAGCACCGAAGGCGAGGATGTGTATGGATTGAGTGATGCTGCGCTACCGAAGATGTCTGTACGCCGGTCAGGCTGGGAGCCTGACACGATCCTGCGCCACTGGGAGACGGCATGAGTACGTGTGCCGAGGTGGGATGCGAGGGGCCACGGCATAGACGCGACCTGTGCCGCGCCCACTACCAACGTTTTAACCGTCAGCACAAGAGAGGTATGGACGTGGATGACCTGGCACGGGCTGAAGCGCAGAAGGAAGCAGCCCGGTTGAAGCGGGAAGAGAAGGCTGCCCTGAAAGCCCGCCACGAAGCCATGATGGATGCCTTGATGAGCGTGACTGGGCCGGAAGAGACCGGGCTGGAGGTGAGGAAAGTGCTGCGACGTAAAGGAAAGTGGGGTGTAGTGCACCGTAGGCCGGACATGGATCTGGCCGCGTGCCACGGATACCCAACGGACTTCTTCTACGCAGAGAACGGCGATGTCGCAGGCTATGAGGAGGCGAAGGTTATCTGTGCTTCTTGCCCGATCAAAGAAACATGCGCCGAGTACGCACTGGGTGCCGAAGAGCACGGATTCTGGGGTGGGCTTTCGTCACGTGCTAGGCAGCGCATCCGAAAGCACCGGGGTCAGTTTGTGATTGATCCGTTCCATTCATGGGACGGAGCACTGAGTCGCATGGCTGAAAACTTTAGGAGGTGTCATGAAACTGTCCCGACGACGGAGCCTGATCACGAAGATGTCTAAGCGTTTAAACGAGCCCGCTGAGGACACGGCCACACTGGCGAAGGACCTGCTCACCATGATCGACGCTGACAACGAGGGCCGCAAGGAATACGTGGTGGTCCTGATCGAAGACCGTCTTGTGTCCACGTGGGGGCCGTACGACACGGTAAAAGAGGCCGTGAAGCGTGCGGGCGATCCGATCATTGCCTCTAAGCCAGGACAGAAAGGCATCCTGACTGTCCTACACCGAGACCTTGATTCGATGAGTGAGGTGGACAGCGATGAGCAGTGACCCCGAGGGTGTGTACTTCCTACACACACCTAATGACGTGAGTGGCGAGGACTACAGGTTCGCTGGTCCCGTACAGGAATGCCTGTGTGGCGGTGACATGTTCCACATCGTCGGCTCATTCGATTCAGACGGAGAGATAGGCATGTATATCTTGGACGGAATCTGCTGGTCTTGCGGGGCAATCGTCACCCTGCCAACACCGATGAAACCTAATGCTTTCGTGACTACCGAAGAGGATGAACAACGAGACGACTAACGAAGAGAAGGCCCGGCCCCCAAGTTGGGGCCGGGCTTCTTTTTTTGTATCCGAATGTTTAAACAGTTACAGGTCTTCTACCCACACAACCTTCGAGCAATCGTATGAGCATCCTGGGCACAGGTTGTCGTACTCTGCGGCAGGAAAAACTTCCCCACACCAAAAGCATTCCGTGTACTGGTCCCCAGCATGATCGACTGAGCGGCTGACCCCATGCAAGTGCGGCTGATGCTCGTTGTCGCACATGCTTCACTCACCTCCATAGTCTGCCGAAGTTTCGGCCTGAGCAGCAGCGTTGCTGCGGCTGCGCCTCTTAGCCCACGGTGATGACCCTCCAAGTAGGTCAAGCATCGTGATAACTGCCCGCTCCGTACGCTTACGTGCGGTGTCCCCCTTGAGTTCATGGAGGCTACCGATCTCGTCGTATGTGAGATTCATCTGATACCGCTGGCGGAGCATGAGGATCAAGTCGTCGGGGAGTAACGTCAATGCACGCAAAACGTCTACCCGCATGGCTTCACGGTTTCCCCCCTCATTGGCGAGCCCCTTAGCAGCCGGGAGCCCATCACTCTGGGATGCCATCGAGGGGGCATCCCAAGCGGAGGTAAGAATCTCTTCAACTGCGCTCGCCGTGTAGTAGAAAGCATCATGCGTGCTGGCACCTGTGACTGCGGCACGCTCTTTAGCCAGTGACTTCTGCATCACCCTGTATAAACGTGTCTTCAGTAAACCGACCCGCTCCTCGTCGATGTAGAACTTGACTTTGTTCTCGTTCTCCAGCGCCCAAGTGAAAGCCGTGTAAACAAGGTCGTCTAGGTCAGTGATCCCTCGGCTACTGTGACGGAGCCTGCGGGCCACAGACTTTGCTGCTCGTAGGGTAGTGACCTGCCAGTCGTCTAGTCCTTGGTATTGGCTCACCATGAGTATCGCGTCCCTTCAAAAACGAATGAGCGGTTCTCGATGGGCATCAAGGTAGGTGTTACTTTGCCGTCTTCGATATGCATGACAGCCCATCCTTGCTGCCAGTTGTGGATGCGACTGTAGGCCGCGCCAACACTTGTTGCGTCCATTAGATTGCCCACCTCCACGCCCCACAGGGTGCGTGAGATGTGGCCGTAGATACCCGTTGTCTGCCCAGCCATACCCATGCGGTGCGTGTGACCACACACCACGTTTAAACCTGTCTTACCACTGAGGTTGGCGGCGGTACGACCAGCCAACTGGCTAGTGCCCGACTCGTCACCATGTAGAGCGATCCACCCTTTAGCAAACTGAAAACCTTTGGGATGGAATGTGATCCCGAGTTCATCAAACTTAAGGAAGTTACGTAACTCCAGTTCGGGCAAGCCAAGGAACCCTGGGGCTGAGCCCGCAAGTTTGGTAAACAATCTGTCCGTGTGATTGGAACGTATAGTGTCAGTGACCTGCAAGTCCTTCAACACCTGGACCGTGGCGTCACGGTCCTTACCCATCGAACGCTCCCATTCCTTCTCGCCACCAACCACCCATCTTGAGATGGTTTGGAAGTCCATCTCGTCACCGATGGTCAGCACGAGATCTTCCGGGTTCTTGTAGTCGGAGATGCACTGGGCAACCGCCTCGACAGCAGCCTGGTCATGGTAGGGAACCTGCAAGTCTGAGATAACAAAGATGCGTTTAAACATTAGTGTGCTCCACTCCAGGCCACTGGCCCTTGAGTACGAGGATTGCGATGGCGCAGTAATTCAAACTGTCTGTGAATGTTTCGATGAGATCTTCACCTACGCGATCCGTCTTGTCATTGTCGAGCATGTGGTTCCATCGAGCAGCCTTGTCGTGTAAACGCACACGCAAACCGTTCAATGCACCACCCGGTGAGCCCGCCACGTTCAGCGGCCCATAGTTCTCATGCTTCTTAAGCATCAGCACGTAAGCATCATTGAGAATGGCAGCGAGGTCGGTCGCTAACGCTTCGGTGGAGGGATCAAGACCGTCAACCTTCCCGAACGAAAGTCCACCGCCTCCACCTTCAAGCCCAGGTTGTGAATCAACCTGATCACCTCGTGCACGAGATCTTTTTGCTCGCTCATTCACTGATTCCAACCCTTCTACGGATACCGGACGGCCCTTCCTTTAGCAGCACGTCGTTTACGTCCATCCCGTCGGGCATGGTGACGCTCACTGCATTGTCAAGAGTGCTGACAACTTTCTTACCGAACTCGCGACCCGCACCGTCGCCATCAGACATGACAAAGACGCGCTGGTATCCCTCAAACAACAGCGGATAGTGTTTGTGCCAGTTAGATGCACCGGGCACGCCCACTGCGGGCACGCCTACCACTCCGTCTGCTACTACCGTGTCTATCTCACCTTCACAGATGAGGATGTTTCGTGAAACCTTCTGTAGTGCAGTGGTATTGAACATGCGGGCCTTAGCCCCTACTCTGCTTAGGTACTTCGGTCCATCTCCTGCCAGCGAGCGAAAACGAATATCGACCACGCCCGCTGGTGTCATGTAAGGAATCGTGAGACGCCCTACGTAGTCCTCGTCACCGTAGCCCGGCGTCGGCTCTGCAACGAAACCTAGACGGTAATGCTTGACCACCTCAGCGCTGAGCCCACGGGACTCCAGGTACTCCAGCACACGATGAGCGTTAGCCTCATATGTTGCCGTGGCCTGCTCTAACACTTGCCGTTCACTTGCTGACAACATCATGTGCTTACCTCATCCTCGGTGGTATGTAGGCAGTGCCGCCCCCCGTTGTGCGGCCACTGCGCTCACGGCCAGTGCGACCCTTAGCCCGTCCACGGGCCCCCGTGTCTGTTCCGTTAAACAGTTCACCCGCAATCGTGAGGGCTTCACGGAACTCCACACCCTCGTGGTGCATGATGACTGTGTAAACGTCACCTTTGAACTCGCAAGCCATGCAACGCACTACACCTAAGTCATAGTTGACTCGGCACGACGCACGTGTCTCGTCGTGCACTTGACACTTGACTGACGACCACCCACCCCGCTCACCTGGCGGGCTCCAGCCGTAGTGATCGAGTACGTCGTACAGTGACGGGCGACCATCATCGGGTGTGGTCATGAATCCACCACCCCAACTCTTGAACCACGTATCCACGATCAACCCCATGAGATCGACGCTTCACTACGACCAGGGGCCGTGCTTCTTCCAGCCTGTTTAAACTGGCGTAGTGCCTGGCTTCAACTTCGGCCTGCTTGAGGAACCCAGGTAGGTCTATCGCCTTCGTTGCCTTCGCTTCAATAACGTAATGCACTCCGTTGATCTCTACACTCAGGTCACCGATGTCTTGAGCACCGTTCATCGGGTTTCGTCTGACTGCAATGGAATGGTCAAGGAAGTGTTCACGCAGTGCGATCTCCCAGGCCGAGCCTTTACGCTTCGATGGGTTACTCATAGGGCACCTCATCAAGGTCAACCAGTTGCATGTTGGCTGGGTCGTAACGCAGCCACACGGGGTCAGTGCCACCGGGTGATGCTTTGCCGTACCTGTTCTTTACCGCTGCCACTCCCATGAATCCCGGCTCCGCCGTGGATGTCAACGTCAACACCAGCGCAGGAACTTGCGAGATCTTTCCGTGCAGTGATGACTGCGGGGGAGCGGGGTTACCTTCGCCCTCACGGGTGTGATGCAGCACAACGAATGCTGCCGCTGTATCGCGGGCGAACCAACGCAGTTCACGCATGAGTGTTCGTAGAGAGCCGAACTCGTCACCTGAGTCGAACGCAACGTCTCCCGCATTGTCGATGATTACGAGGTGAGGATCTTCGCCCTGTGCTTCACGGAACGCCTCGATGGTTAGTTCAATGTGTTCCAGCGACGGGTTGGACCGTGTATCCCACACGATGTGAGACGCTTGCGCCAGGACTTCTGATGCCCATGCGCGATCCTGAGTCATTGCCTGTTCGGCTTCGGCTTGATCAATATCAAGCAGCATGGCCAGCAGCCTCACACGTTGAGTGTTCTCCGTGGAGTCTGCACTCATGTACAGGGTGGGTGCACCTGAACGCACTGCAAGTGCGAGTGCAATCGTTGACTTACCCGCACCGGGTGGGCCTGCAATCAGCGTGATCTCGCCGGATCGTAGACCCACCCCACGGGCGGCAAGTGCGGGAAACATGTTGGGTACGGTCACAACTTCCCGGTCAGGGACCAGGACAGTTTGGTGAAACCTCCGCATTGCTCACCTCCTCGGTGTGTTTAAACGCAGGACGGGTCAGGCTGATATCTTTTTGGCGCACTGTTGCTCGCGGGGGCGAGCACACACACTGAATCCCCGGTAAGGCTTACCGGCCTTGGAGATTCCGGGCGGGATGAACTTCATCGGCTCACCGTGCTCACACAAAGGGCCCGCTGCGTCGTTAGTGGGGGCGGGAGCATGGTCGGGTAGTGCTTGCACTGTTGCCGTGGCCTGCTGTGTGGGAGGTGCGAGAGCACCAGCCTTGGCGACGTTCCCTGCGCCCACGATCAGCGATTCAACTGCGACGATCTTCGGGATTAGGGCTTCAAAGGCATCCAGCATCTCGCTTAGTTCTTCTGCATTGGTGGCATACACGTTGAGCAGGCCGCCGCTGGGAGTCTTGTAGTTCACTTGGTACGCCGTTGATTCTGGTGCACTCATGATTGTTCCTTTCCTAGGTGTCAGTTACTTATTTAAAAGAACGTGTGGGGGGAGTTCCCCCAACTGCTTCGCAGTACGGTGCGACGGAGCAGGACGGGCACAGTGGCCCCACATGGGGCACGAACAGCCCCGCTTCCACGATGGCTTTGGCACGGTCGTACCAGCGACCCAGCATCTCTTCTGTGTAGTGGGTCAGCGAGTGGATGCTCGGCTCGTAGTCGGCCTTACCGCTGCGGGTCATGAAGTAGGTTCCCAGGAATGAGTCGGTCCCGGTGGTCTTCAAGTAGCCCTGCCGGTAAACACCCAGTTGCACGGTCGATTGTGGCTGACGTGCACCGGTCTTAAGATCTAGGATCAGGGTCTCGCCGGTATCAGTTACAAACACGCGGTCAATAAATCCACGCACTGACGTGTCACCGAAGGTGACCTCGAAGGAAGCCTCAACTTCCATCAACGTCCACCCTCGCGCCTGTTTATCCTTTAACCATTCGCGCCAGCCCTTGACTTGCTCTAGGCCAGCCTTACTCCACCATTCCTGGTCTTCCTTGTTGGGGTTTGCTTTCGTGGCACGACCCGCTGCACGCACCTTGCTTGCGTCAGCGACCCGCTCCATCTGCTTCGCCCAGGCAATCTCCCAGGCTTTCGCGGGATCTTCCTGCTCATTCTTATCGAGCAATTCCGTGGCCTCATGCACTGCACTCCCACCGAATAGGTACCACGCATCCGACTGTGGTGCACCGAGAACCTTGGTTAGCCGGTACTTCTCACCGCACGTGAGCAAGGTGTCTAGGCTTGAGTACGACAGGCTCTGTGAGCCTGTGAGATCTTTGAGGCTAGTCATGCTGTCGCTTTCGACATGATCCAGACATCGGTTGTGGTTCCGTCTTCCTCAACTTCGACAACGTAATCCCAGTCGCCCGCCAGTTGCTCTAGCACTTCCTCGGGGACTGCCGCTTCCCACTCTTCCTCAGTCCAGCCTTCGCCTGCCGTGATGATGATCAGGTCTGCCGTCTCTACCACATGTACCTTGGCCGATGTCTGCATTTGAGTAACGTACCCCATGATATCCCCACATCCCGCGCACTTTGCGCTACGTTTCAAACTATTTTAAAACAATCTAGCGCGATTATCTCAAGTTTTCTCAAGAAAGAGTGAAACACTCAGGCTAGCCGCCGACGATATGGCTTGGTGTCTGTTACAATATGTCTTAAGAGCACTTGACTTTCGTGGTAGTTGACCTTGGTGGGGTTAAGCCCCGGCCTTAGCCGGGGCCTAGCGAGTGGTACTTAAGTAGAGATCCTAGGGAAGGCCCTTAAGGGCCTTCCCATCTAGGCTTAACTTTTTTATAGACCTTTCCCTCAGAGTCAACCGCGATAGAAAGAGCCCCCGACCTCAAGGTCGGGGGCTCTAGTCTTTACTTGGTTTAAACAGTTATTTCTGAGGGTTTACGTGCACACGTTCTTTCCTGATCGGAAGTTCAGGGTCGTCTTCTGGACGACGCATCACGTAGAAGATAGATGGGTTCTGGTCTGGGTCGAATGCGACCACAGCCTTGTTCTCCTCCATCTTAAGCAACCAACTCTGAAGCCGGTGTGCTTCCTCAACCGTGAGGGATAAGCCTCGCCTCTGGCGGGCGAGTAGGCGAAGCATCCTGACCGGGTATGACTTGAGGTCTTTCCCGCTGAGGCTCCAAGGAATCTCATCCTGGTACCGCTCTTTAGGATCGACCAGTCCGGCTCGGTGTAGTGCTACCGACACCGCTGATCGGGTGACCTGATACCCAGTCGTGTCTGTGATACGGGTTGCTATCTCCTGATGGGTGAGCCCTTGTTTGCTTAGTGCCAGTAGTTCATCACTGTTTGGTAGTATTTGTGGACGAGACATCTGATTTCCCTTCCTGTCGTCCCCCTCGATTAACGCAACGAATGTAACCCATTGGGGGAAGGAAGTCCAATTACAAAGTAAGGATTATTAGGTGGTCTCGTTACATTAAAATAGTGCCCGTGGTTTCCCACGTCAGTGTCCGGAGGGGGATTTGAACCCTACCCCCAGTATCCGGGGTTTTGGTGTGTGTTACCACGTCACATGTGATACGGTTACAAACAACACAGACCACCTCCCGAGATGAAGGGCTTATACCATGAAGACAAAAAGGCTCAGTGAGGCTACCGAAGAATACTTAAACCACCTCATTGCCAGAAACCTCGCCAACTCCACGATAAAAAACAACCGTCAGGTGCTCAACCAGGCTTTGAGGACCTGGGGAGATGTCTATGTCGGCACCATCGACGACACTTACGTGGACCGGCTGTTCGCTACGGCAGCCTGGGCTGCCCGCACCAGGAACCTGTACCTCCAAAACATCCGGTCGTTCTTTAAGTGGTGTCGGCTCCGCAAGTTTATGGCGAAAGACTACGACCCGACAGAGATGTGGAATAACCAGAAGGCGTCCACGAACGTGGACAAACTGAGGCTCCCAGTGGAGCGTTTCGCGGAACTGTTGGACGCTGCCCCGCACCCCCGTGACCGAGCAATCTGTGCGCTAGGCCTGTTCACCTTTTGTCGTGGATCAGAGATAGCCACGATGCGAATAGGGGATCTTGACTTCTCTCGTGGTGAGTTGAAGATTACCCGACACAAGACTCATGACGAGGATGTGCTTCCGGTGTCCAGTGAGTTGGCCACGGAGATGGCCAGGTGGTTGAACTTTTACCGGGACAACCAGGGAGTCCTGCTTCCTGAGTGGTACCTCGCACCAGCGAAGAACCCTGACCTGTGGGTGCAAGGCCCTGACGGGCGTCTGGTCCAGTCAAAAGTGATGTCAGCACTCAGGCCATACACGATGGAATCTAAGCCCTACAGGGCCGTGCAGAGGGCCCTTAAGGGAATAGGCGTGTCTTTCTCTGGGGAAGGTGCCCATACTTTGCGAAGGTCAGGGGCCAGGGCACTGGCCGACAGCCTGCGAGATCAGGGCTATGACTCAGCCCTGCTGCGAGTGGCTTCTATGTGTGGCCATAAGTCCACGAAGGTCACGGAGCATTACATCGGGTGGGGCTTGGAGCGCACTCAACGGAATGAGATGATCGCAGGCAAGCCACTGTTCCCAGGTATGGTCAGTGGTGGGGGACTGCGAGTGGTGGGAGGTAGTCATGAAGGTAGTCATGCTCGTGTGCGATAAGTGTTCGGACACGTCTGCTGGCACGTACGCGATCACTTATGGTGAGGACACGTGGGAGGTGGATCTGTGTTCAGGATGCTCCAGCGTTCTGTATCCGAGCAAGGTTAAGGGCCCAGCGAATAGGGGAAGACCTTCTAAGAGGGCACGATTCACGATCGTTGACCTTCCAGACGACCCAGACATATCCTTAACGGGGCCGTAAGGGCCCCCTAACGAACGAAGAAGCCCTCCCTTGGTTAGGGGAGGGCTTCTTGTTTTAGTCCGTTAACGTGGCTTACAGGGTCATGAACTGACTAGGCGTAGTAGAACAGTAGCAACGCCACCAGCGTTATTTTCCCCACGGAACGGGGGAGTCAGTCGTGTAAACGACACCCGCTCAATGTAAGCAGTCTCCTGCTCACCAGTCGTGTAGTCCGTATAAGTAGCAGTAGCCACCCCAGACTCCAGTGCTTCCAAGGCAGCAAGTCTCTCCCAGGAATAACCACTCCTACCTGTGACCTGGCCCTGGCGGTCCTGCTCCCAGTCCCAGCACGCAATCGGCACAGAGAGAAGACGGGACCTGTCAGGGGCGGGAATCGCTGACACCTGATACCCGGTAGAGATAGGTGACGTTAACCTCAAGCCCGAACCAGACAGGTTCGGCTGCATCTCGATACGGACATTCAAGTCCGGTCCCAGAGTTGGAGACACAATGGTCCCCTGCTCTGACCGTGTATCCACCGGGTCCGACGGACCCATCGAAACAGCCAACGACCAGGGACCATCCTCATCATCAGACGTGTAAACACGGATCTCCATACTGTCCACATACTTAGGTGAAGGCTCCCTCATGATTGTGAGTTCGCGCCAAGCCTTCGGCTGCAATGTGCCCATCCGAATGCGGCCCGTCTCCAGCCAACCCTCGGTCACAAACTCCTCGGCCTCCGCTAGTAGGCCGACACCTTCGACAGTAAAAAACAGTTTCCCTGAAAGTGACGTGACGGACACGCACTCTCCTGAAGATTCCCCGATGGAGCCGTCCAAGTCGGAAGCGACTGCAAACCTCAAGTCACCGTCCAGAGGCGTACCCAAGTCGATTCTCCACAGGCTTTCTCGTTCGTTGTTGCCGACCGCGCACCACACGTACCGACCGATAGCAACAAAGTCCATGCCACCTAAATCCAACGTGCCGTTAGTCTCAATCAGGAGGGGGCCAAGGACGAGGCCCCCATCGGTACGAGTCTGTGCAACCCGCACGCCCTTAGATGTACCGACGATCAGGTACGTACCCAGGTAGGAGTAGATCGTGTTGACGATCTCGCCCCGTGGCAACTCTGCCACGTTTATCGGAACCCCCAAGTCCAAGGCTCCACTATTCTCTGTCGCCGTGATGAGCATGATGGCCGACTGAGATCCCGACGCACCGGACACGTAGATGCCGGATGGGCCCTCGGCGGCATCAGACCAGCGCCAGTCCGGGTCCGGGTGAGAGTAGTAGGCCGTAGGCAGGGATGCCGGAGCGGCCACCGGGGACAGGTCCGTTACCTCGATAAGGCTGTTTAAATCAGCGACCAGGATTCGCTGCTTTACCCACCTGGCGAAGTTGATGAGCGTTCCACCGTTGTACACCGGGTCCAAGGTAAGTGGCCCAGTAGCCAACTCGGCCAACTCGGTCGCCGTTGCAACCCAGGCCGTTGAGCCCGTCGATGTTAGAGACTTAATCTCCCCAGTGGTTCCGTTGGTCACCGACTCTTCACCAACACCCGGAGTGAAAAGCGAGAAGGTGCTGGACCGGAAGTAGGCGATGGAGTCATCTAGTCCAAGACATCCCTGTGTGGCTATGGAAGTGTTTGAGATGGCCGTCTCCGTATCTCGGAGAAGGGTGAGGCTTCCGGCTGTCCAGGGATCGAGACCTCTTGAACGAGCGAATCGAAAGCGAGCCTCGTCGGGCGACACACCCAGGGGTTCGGCGGATTCCAGTCCTGCACCGAAATGGAAGGATGCCTGCGACCTTAGCCAATACCCAGAGTCCAAGGACTGCTCCCCAGTCTCACGTTCCTGGTCGATGCGCTGACGACGAAACTCTGCCGTCTCACGACGGTAGGGTGATTGCTGGTTAGTGGCAAAAAGGAATGGCAGTCCACCTATTTCAACGTCCCACTTCATGCTTGTTGCCTCCAAGTTCTTTAATCATGTCTTTCAGTAGTGACAACTCAGAGTGCAGACGACTATTTTCCACACGTAGTAATTCAGCCTCAACTGTTAAGTCAGCGACCTCCTGACGCAACTGCTCCAACACTTTCAACATGGCATCTACTGCAAAGTTTGCCCCTGAAGCAATGTGTGATTCAGTCTCGGCGGCGTGCTTCTTCCGGTAGAGACGCCACGTGACAGTGGCCAGTATCGGGGCAACCAGTAAGCCCAGAAACGCAGCGATCACTTCACTTGAAGTAACACCCATGAAACCCCCTCATCTTGTGACATCTACCCACCCAAACTGTCAGACAAAGAGATTTCCCCAAAGAGTCACTTCCGCATCTCTGCTTCTTGGCCAAACGACGGACCAGGGGTTCCCACTCGATCAGCGGTCATGGACGTGAGGAGAGACAAGACCGCCGCTGTAGCAGATACCCCAGCCACATATGGCCAGTCAATGTCGATCACGGAAACGGCTACGTCAACAGCGATCAATGCAGCAGCGGTTTGAGCGAAGGTCCGGATGGCCCGCTCCAAGGCGGCCATCCAGAAAGGCTTAGAGAACATGTGTCACTCCGAATCTATTTGTGTGATGTTACAAACTATGGCTTGTCGGCACCGAAGATGCGCCGCCATGCAGCCCTCGACGGGGCACCCTGCCCCGCAGGCCATCCCTGAGCGACCCTGAATGCCTTCACGGAAGACGTTGGATACGTCTGCTTTCCGTTCTTGGCGGCAGGCTTGTTCTTGTAGCCGAGGTCGTATAGTCGGCAGGCAAGCCGCCAGGCGGCCTTGTTCGCTGTGCCCTGATCTTGGGCAGCCTTAGCGGTTGAGCGGAACGGGATCGTTCCATCCCAAGTGCCGGAATCTTCATGCCGATATCGGTCAGCCAGAGCCCGCCAGTAGGGGGCGTTGTAAGGCTGAGCGATGTTTGATCCAGGGAACTCACGCCATTGACCATCATGGGTGTCGTTCTTGCGACCAAGGTTCTTTCCAGGTTTCGATGCACCCGTGTGACACAAGTCTGTCCAGCACTTGTGTGTTCCGATGGAACGCTCATCAGTCCAGCCGAAGAAGTCGTACAGTGCTGCTGAGATCTTCCCCGAGTTAGCGACCTGATAGTCAGTCAGTGTGTTCTTCCCGTACGCACCGGGATCATCTATCTCTACACCGAAAAGCATGTCCGGTCTGTTACCGGCAGGGATGCCAGCGAAATCCCAAGGCCCACCCTGACCGCAATGATAGGCGGGGCCAGAGGCCAGAAGGTACGTGTGGCCAGGAGTCTTTCCGACCAACATGTTTGCCACTGGCTTGTCGTAGGCGTTTAAACACCACGACAGTGTGGGTGCCGGGTTAGTAACCGATGCTGAAGCAGTGGCCGTGTGGTGCAGCAGGACGCCACGACACCTGTTATTCCACCAGCCATAGTTATCCCAGCCATTGACTGTCTTAACGTCAACACCGTGATCCTTAAACGCTGCCAGCAGCGCGAGTCCATTACTCATGCACCAGGCTCCTCATTCTTGTCACGAACAATCCCAGCAAGGTCAGGGTCATCGTCGTTCACTACCTGAACGCGGGCCGTCCAGGCGAGCGCCTGCCGAGTGAACTCCTCGATCTCTTCCAGGGGAGCATCAGCCGCGTCGCGGTCTGGTGCATGTTTCTTACGTTTAAACATCTATAGTTGCTCCTGTAATAGAACCCCCCCCGGTGTTGTCGGGGATTGGCGCTTACTTATTGGTTTCGGACAACTAGCCGCCGACGATGGCGTCAGCCTCTAGTGTCTAGGTACTCCTGCTTATAGTCGGTCGTACGTCATGCATTCCGGCTAGGCCGTAGACGTGATCGTTCTCGAAGTGTGGGTCTTTGACGTTATCCAGGTCGTGCAAGAACGGATCCCATCCACAAAAACGATAGATGGCGTCCAACACGTCGCGTGTGCTATCTACAAGGTCGGCGTATTCAATAAACAGAAACTCGCCCGAACCTGATTCTTTGGCGCTTTCGACACCGGCAAGTGACCGCATAATTGGCTCGCTTCCCTCATCCAGCAGGCCCGCCTCAAGATCGCCCGTCCATCCGTTACGTTGTCGCAACCGAACGAATGACGCGACCACCTCGTCTATCGGCCTCGTCAGGACGACGACGCGGGGGTCGGGCGAGATGTGGCGTCGTATCATGTCCATGTTCTCGGGGAGCGTCCACGAACGGCATTTGTCAACGATGTGACTAGCGTTTACGTTGCGGTAGTACACCGAGGGGACGGAAGCGACGAGCGCGTCTGCTGTGTCGCTTCTTCCCGTGGCCGACAGTTGTTCGAAAGCGGCGTTTCGGCATGACTCCTGCAAGTCCCACATAATTTGACATACAGCACTGTTGCCTTCCGTGTGGATGTCTGGGTTCTGATGCAGTATGGCTGAGAGCAGCGTGGAGCCGGTACGGGGCAACCCTGACATGAAGCAGTACGTCTGCATCACTCACCGATCTGGGGGATTGGTATCCAATCTCCCAGACTCTCGTCCCATGTGTAGCCCGTGTCGTCTTGCGGATACGGGATAGGCGCATACCACCGCCAGTCGTCTTCATTCCAAAGCCACGAATCGAACGGCTTCGGCATACGAAAACGTCCACCGATTTGATCCCCGAGGATGTAGGCAGGGCCAGTCTCGTCTGTTGTCAGGATTATGTCAGCAGCCGAAGGAATGAGAAGACGCAAAGCATCGTGAGAATCTGGGGCATCCGTCACGACGATATTCTCGACAACTCCATCAATGTCCACTACTGCATATATGTACTCAGTCATCACGCCCACCTTAGGATTAGTACTCGGCCTGCTCCGCCTGCTCCACCGGCGCTACCAGGAATAGCGCCACCGGGTGAACCCGCTACACCACCACCACCGCCACCGCCGCCACCACCGCCGCTGCCGGAGGTGTTACCGCCTCCGCCACCGCCAAAGATGCCGCCACCGCCGGAACCTCCGTAATCGCCACTGCCGCCCGTGGATGCGGCGAAGGCCGCGATGCTGAAACCGCTGCCTGCCCCACCTGCTCCACCTCCATAATAGCCAGCCGCACCAGCGGCACCGTTGCCGCCGCTGTTACCACCGGTGCCACCGTAGCGTCCGGAGGAGGTGCTACCACCAGCGCCGCCGCCGCCTCCACTTCCTCCGGCACCGCCGGTGGCACCGCCACCGTATGCCCCACCACCACCGCCGCTGCCGCCCGTGGCCGTCACAGCGCCGAAAGATGTAGTGCCACCCGTCCCGCCTGAAGCGGCACCTGCGCCGATGGTCACAGAGACCCCAGAGCCTGTCAGTTGCAAACTAAAGATCGTCGCGTATCCAGAGCCACCACCACCACCGCCACCTCTGTTGGGACCACTGCCGGCGGCATTGCCGCCACCGCCGCCACCGCCGATGACGCACACGACTGCGACACCTGCCGAGGCGGGAGTGTAGGTTCCCGTCGCGGTTACTGTGTCTAGGGTTCCTGCTGTGCCGGAACCCGCCAGGACGCCGGACAACTGCACCCCAATACGGACGTTTGTCCCCGTGCTGACTCGGTAGGTAACCCGCGCACACGGCGCTGACAACGACACGGTTCCCGTCCCGGTCAATGTTTCCCCGCTGGCAAGAAGCGAACCATCAGATGCCCAGAAGTCTACAATCGCGACTGTCGTGCTAGGACAAGAGATGGTGTAGACGCCCGCCACCAACTCAAGGGTTTCCTCGTAGATGTCTGTGTCTGCGGCGTCGATGAAGTACGCCACCGAAGACCCGCCGGAAGACCCGCCGGAAGCCTTGGCGGGGATCTGTTGCACGCTCATGCCGTGATCTCCGATCCAAACGCATTGAAGGAAATATCAGCCGATGATGCATACACTGTGATGATGTCCGT